CCATGCGCAGGCCTTCGATGACGCGCTCGTAGGATTCTTTCTCGAGCATCAGAGTGCCCTGGCGAACCGGATCGCCATGGGCATCGACTTCGATCTTTTGCTCAGCTTCGGCCGCCGGCGTGCCGTCGGGGGCGAGGATTTCTTCGCTCATCGTGTCCTCACCCAGAGACGTACCGCAAGCCCCGTGCCACGATTGAACGGTTCGTATCGGTAGCGGCAGTAGCAGCACCATTGGCTGCCATCGGCGAGCACCACCATGTCGGCAAAAGTCCCGCGGGCGTCAAGCGCCGCGATATCGGTGCCGCGGAGATCCTCGGCATTGATAAAATGCGGCGGTATCACAGCGTTCGCCGCTTCAGGTGCACGTAATGCACATTGCCGCTTGCGCTATGCGCCGGGATGATCTGCCACGGTTCCCAGCCTTCGGCACCACGCCCATTGAGATAGTTCTGGAGATCCTCAATGTCGCGGTCCGGAACGCGGTCAATCATGATCTCCCATTTTGGGATGATCTCGACACGATCGTAAGCATAGCTTGGCTCAGGTACGGGGCGCGGGGCTGCCCCAACGCCACCTTCAATCATCACGTTGGCACGGTCGCTGCGCTCTTGCTCCGACAACCAGCGCACCGGCTCGAGCGGAGGGCCGCCGGGTTGGCCAGGTGCGGCCCTGCGGCCGCCGGGTATCGGCGCGGCACCATCCGCTCCGCGCAATGAACTCAGTTCATTGCCGTCTTTGTCGGTTAAGGCCATCAGTCGCACTCCTCAGTTCGCCGGATATATTCCTCCGGGGTCTCACGCGGCTTGCCGCTCCGCTTGCGTCCGAGATCAACTAGCGTCTTATCGTAGAAATTGCCGTTGACAAAGTAGGCGTCAAACATTTCCCCACGACAATCTGGCGCGTGTACGATCTTGCTCATTGCAACAGGTTCCCCGCACCAGTCGCCGCACCACCCATGCCGCTTGCGATCTGCATCGCGTTTACCAGACCACCAGGATCGATATCACTGGCATCTTTGGCCGCGGCGGCTGCGGCAGGAGCTGCATGCGTGACAGCCTGCATGGCCTGCGCCTTGTCCGCGGCCTGCTTGTTGGCTGCGGCTTTGGCAGCGCGCATTTGTTTGACCTCGGTCTCGCCATACATAGCCTTGACCGGGAAATTTGCCTTGTCAAGATAGATCCTTGTGAATTCGTCGATGTTCACGTTATCCGCTGGCGATTGCTCGGGATAGCTCTTTTGCAACTGCGTCACGACCGCGATGCCACGTTCCATCGAGGCGGTTTCCGCGGCGCGCTGGGCAACGGCTATCATGGAATCGAACTCGATCTCAAGCGGAATGCCCAAAAGGCTCGGGGGCTTGGGCGGCAGAAGACCGCGGCGCCCCATGATCGAGATGACGCGGCGGAGATCCTCCGCAAGCTCGTTCTCGATGCCTTCAACCACGGGTCCAAGAACCTGTAATTTTTCCCCACGCCTTTCGGCAATCTCCATCTCGTTTCGCGGTTGCACGCCCTCGAGGTTTTCCATCATCTGGAAAAGGTCATTGAAGAACCACTTGCCGACGCGCGCATCGAGGCGCTCGATCAGCGCCGTCATATGTTCGAGATCCATCTTGATATCGTAGATGGACTTCATGCCCTCATTCAGGTTCGGGACGAAGGTGACCTTGCCGGGATTGATCGACGACGGCTGATTCTTCAGGAACATCGTCGCCAGCATCGGCGGGCGCACGATCTTATCGATCGCCTCGGCCTGGCGCACCGTCATCAAATGCGACTGCAGAATATCAGGCAGTGCATCCATGCCGGGCGAGCGGCCATAGGGATCATTCGACGTGGTCGACCAGCGCGGCGTGATAAACGGTTTATTGCGGAAGCCTCGGACCGATAGCGGCTGGCTCGAGGCCTTACCCCACACCCAGAAATATTCGCGATACGTGAAATTACCGGGTACGCGGCCGAGGTTCTTGGCCTGCCCTGGCATCTCGGCGGCGAAGTTGGGCTCGATCGCGTGTGCGACGATGACCTCGGTCTCGAGGCTCGCGCCCTTGTTTGCCCAAAGCGTCTGGAGATCCGGCGGCAGGCGATCGAGGCCGAACATCTGCACGCACTGGATCACGGTCAGGACGAACGTGCGATAGAACGAATTGATCCGGAAATCTGATCCTGCACCCAGATAGTATTCGCCGGCGCAGGGGTTGTAGCAGCGGATGATGGTCTCACGGTCCTCATACATCAGCTTGGGCGCCGTGCCGAAGACGATCAGGTCTTCGAACATCTGCGTTGCGGACTGATAGTAATTGGATCCGGAAAAGACGCGATAGATCCGGTCTTCGACTTCTTCAAACCACAACTCGCCGTCGCGATCGGGTTTGAAGTTGCGCAAGCCCGCCTTGATCTTAAACCACGGCCGCGAACTCGACATGATGCCCGAGCGCATCCCGGCCGTACAGACCCGGACAGCCTGAGCGCCAGTCGGATCCTTGATGGCCCCATTGATCGCGAGGCCGCGCGACATGGTGTTGGGAACGATCAGCCAGTGATAGCGCCGCGGCAGGATCGCCTCGGCAAGCTTGGCCCAATGCTCCCACCAGGACAGCCGCCAATTGCGCAAGGCATAGAGCCGCTGCTCGAGCTCGAGCCGAAACTCCTCCCAGTGCTGATTGTCGGGATCGTACCATTGCTGTTTGGCGAGCGCCGGCGCTTCTGCCAGGAGCGATGCAGACGCGAGCTCGTAATGCGCGACGGCCGACGCCGCGGCAGCGCCGGTCACGAATTGGCGGCGGTCCATGTTATTGCCCGGCCGCGCCGTTGGTTGAACCAAGCAATTCCTGCTTGGCCAGCGTCGGAGCTGACACGCCTTGACCGCCGGTTAGATCGGTACCGCTAAAACCGGATCCGGCAGCGCCAGCTGCTCTAGCGCGAGCAGCTGCACCTGCCGCTTGGACGTTACCGCTCGCGATCGTTGGCGGCGGAGCGGCCGGAGGTAACGGTGGTGGCGGAGGAGGCGAGGCCGGCGGCGAGAAAATGCCCATGATCAATCCTTCAGGCGAGGAGGGCCAAACCGGCAAACAAGCCGATCACGATCGACAGCAGGGCAGAAACGACGTGCAACGCTCGCACCAGAAAGGACTCGGGAAAGGCCGGAATCCAAAGCGAGACCGTATAACTCACATAGGTGAGCCCTAGCGCGAAGATCGCGAGCTGCCAGGCACCATCGTGACCGGTCACGATGCCGGCCACAAATACGGCTATGAGATAGAGCGCGCTGTTGAGCATGGCCCCGAAGAGGAGTGCTGGGTTCATGGCTTTACCTCAAAGGATCATAATCGGAACTGTAGAGCGTGCCTTTACGCTGCAGCATCTCGATCTCGATGAAGACGCGATCGGCTGGCGTCATGGTCGTGAGCGCTTGCTCGAGCTGCTCGGCGCGCTGGCTATCATTGAAATACAACGGGCGCATGAGCGTGAAATCGAGGAATTCGAGGAGCTCGCGCCTGGCATCATGCGCAGGTCGACCAGGTCCGCTCGGCGCGCCGCCACCACGACCAGGCGGCTCGATGCCGGGACGGTAGAGCGCGCGAACTCCACCTGGTTGTTCCTCACTCACGGCAGGCGCCGTGACAACGGCGCCGTATTGTTGGAAGCCTTAGTCAAGGAAGGTGTCCTTACTGGGGACCAAGTTCGTGGCGTCGTCACTATGCTGTTCGCTCATTTCGGCGGCTGTCGCCATTTCACGGGGGGCAGAAGGGTGCGACTGCTCACGGCAGGATGGCCGCACGGACATGGAACGCGGCAGAGCCGATCACGGCGGATCCAGACCTCTCGGACTAAGCGCTGATTGGTGGTTGGGGCGGTTCCAGTAAAGGCCACTTCAACCATTTCGCCCATAACGTCCACCACCAGCAACGGTCTCTGCGGCCCTTGCGCGAAGATGAAGGCACAGTAATCGCCAACGCCGAGGGGACGCTCAGTCATGCAACGTCCCTTAACTGGTCGCGATCCCATACCCGATAGATTGTGGTCGCATCGATGACAACAACCGAGGCATACCCGCCTTCCGCAGCGACGGCTTTGGCGTTGGCAATAGCATGGTCGCGTCGGTAGATTGGCCACGCCTCATGCAAAACGATCTTGCCGTCCTTTTGGCATAGCAACGCATAAAATCTGGACCCTGGGGGCGCGACGCCAGGCATCGGATCATCGGTTATATTCATTGCGTCGCCCTCCACCTTTGGAAACCGGCTTCGAGTTTGTCCATGTCGAGCCGCCAGCCTTTCAGATAAACGATGCCCTCGTAGAGCTGCACCTGAGTG